CGTTTTGGACAACTGGGAGTCAAAGGTTCTCCTAAGAAAAAAGGAGAGTCTAAACAATACGCAATGCGTCGTCATATGTTCCAAACCAGACACGCCAAGAATATTGCTCAAGGAAAAATGTCTGCTGCTTATTGGGCAAATAAAGTTAAGTGGTAAATTTATATTAATTTTTTATGGCTGAAGAACATTATCTTGGTAATCCGCTCCTAAAAAAAGCAAATACCCAAATTGAATTTACAGAAGAACAAATCGTTGAATTTGCAAGATGTGCTCAAGATCCAGTATATTTTGCTAACAATTATATACAAATTGTGACTCTTGATCATGGTTTACAACCGTTTGAAATGTATCCATTTCAGGAAAGGATGTTAAATTCTTTCCATAAAAATAGATTTAACATTTGTAAACTTCCTAGGCAGTCCGGTAAATCAACTACCGTAGTATCGTATCTTCTACATTATGCAATTTTTAATGACAATGTAAATATTGCTATTCTTGCCAACAAGGCACAGACAGCAAGAGATCTACTTGGTCGTTTACAAACTGGATATGAAAATTTACCTAGATGGCTACAGCAAGGAATCTGTTCTTGGAATAAAGGTTCATTAGAACTGGAAAATGGTTCTAAAATATTTGCTGCCTCAACTTCAGCATCATCTGTCCGAGGTAGCACATACAATATTATCTTCTTGGACGAATTTGCTTTCGTTCCAAATCAAGTTGCAGATTCTTTCTTTAGTTCAGTATATCCTACGATTACTTCTGGTAAATCATCAAAAGTTATTGTTGTTTCTACTCCTAAAGGACTTAATCACTTTTATAAATTATGGGATGATGCGAAGAAAACTAAGAATGAGTATGTCCCAATTGAAGTATTTTGGACTGATGTTCCAGGAAGAGACGAAGAATTTAAGAAAACAACAATTGCTAACACAAGCGAGAGTCAGTGGAGACAAGAATTTGAATGTGAATTCCTTGGCTCAGTTGATACACTAATATCTGGCGCAAAATTAGCAACTCTAGTTCAAGATAGACCGAAGACATCAAATGCTGGTCTTGATGTGTATGAGGATCCAATAGAAGATCATCAATATGTAATTACTGTTGATGTAGCAAGAGGAGTTGAAATCGATTACTCAGCATTTATAGTATTTGATATAACTACTTTCCCATATAAAGTCGTGGCAAAGTATAGAAATAATGAAATAAAGCCTATGATGTTCCCATATGTCATAAAAGACGCTGGAAAGGCTTACAACAGCTCCTATGTGCTGTGTGAAGTGAATGATGTGGGGGATCAGGTAGCTGCTGCATTACATTACGATTTAGAGTATCCTAATGTATTGATGTGTTCTATGCGTGGTAGAGCTGGACAGATTGTTGGACAGGGTTTCTCTGGCAAGAAAACTCAGATGGGAGTCAAGATGTCAAAAACAGTCAAGAAAGTTGGCTGTTTAAATTTGAAGGCAGTTATAGAAGAAGAAAAATTATTAGTCAGTGACTATGATATTATATCAGAATTAACTACATTTGTCCAGAAATATAATTCATTTGAAGCTGAAGAAGGATGTAATGATGACTTAGCCATGTGTCTTGTTATATTTGCATGGTTAATAGTACAAGACTATTTTAAAGAGATGACGGACAATGATGTCCGTAAAAAATTATACGAAGAACAACAGAATCAATTAGAACAAGATATGGCACCCTTTGGATTCATAGTGGATGGCACAGAATCTGAAAATTTCGTTGACAGTGAAGGAACGAGATGGTTTACAGATGAATATGGGGATATGTCTTATATGTGGGAGTACAATTTTTAATTGCATGTCATGTAAATAAAGTTTTTCATAAATATTTTTTAGAGAAACTGATTTTTTAGGGAGAAAAATATGGCGACTCCTCAATTATCTCCAGGCGTACTTGTCAGAGAGGTTGATTTAACTGTAGGAAGAGCTGACAATGTACTCGATAATATTGGAGCAATTGCAGGGCCATTTGCAATAGGACCTGTTGATGATCCAGTTGATATTTCCACGGAGCAACAACTAATCAATGTATTTGGTAAGCCAAGTTCAAAGGATGCTCAATACGAATATTGGATGAGCGCATCTTCATTCTTGTCTTACGGTGGAGTTCTTAAAGTAGTAAGAACTTCAGGAAGCAGTCTAGTAAATGCAAATGCTGCAAGATTGCCAAGTGGCATTTCAACAGTTGGCGTATCTAATCTACTCATTAAAAACTTTGATGAGTATGAATCAGAGTATGCTTCAAATGATAATGTGGAGTTTGTTTTTGCTGCAAAAACTCCAGGAACATGGTCAAACAATCTTAAAGTTTGCGTAATTGATGATAAAGCAGACCAAATTTTGAAACTGGGTTCAACAGTTTCTACTGCTCAAGTTGGATATGCAGTTACTACCAGATTGACTAATGTGACAGTAGCTGGTGTAGGTACCACTTCATTGTTTAATGGTTACTTAAAATCCATCATTACTGGAATTAGCACAACAAATCAAACCGTAGATGTAAAAATAGTCTCTACTGTTTCCAGTGCTGGAGTGGAAGCCCCTGTTGACTACGCAACAAGAGATCAATTGAAGTCATTTTTACTTGGAAATTCAGTATCAGTAATAACAGCTGGTGGTGTTGGAGTTGGGACCACTACTCTTTCTGGTTCTGGTGGCGTATTAGATTGGTACGATCAACAAACACTTGGTTTATCAAATAGTTCAATATTCTGGAAATCACTTGCACCAAAACCAACTACAAATCAATATGTAGCAGAAAGAAGTGGAAGAAATGATTCCATCCACATTGCAATTGTAGATGATACTGGAGAAATAACTGGAATTCAAGGTAATTTACTTGAAAAGCATTTATTCCTATCAAAAGCTACTGATTCAATTTCTGCTATAAATTCACCACAAAAAATTTGGTGGAAAGAATATCTTGCTCAATTCTCAGAATATGTGTATGCTGGGGACAACCCTTCAGATGGCGATAATAACGAAACTGTATATCAAACCGGTTTCTCCTCTGGATTTGTTGGACTAACAACTGCAGCTGGTTTGTGGAACACAACTGCACAAGATAGCACATTTGGTGCAATCGGTAATGTAACTTATACTTTATCTGGTGGAGCAGATTATGGCGTCAACAAAGGTATGGCAGCCCAATTATCTGATCTTTCAACTTCATATAGATTGTTCTCTAACAAAGATCAAATTCAAGTTGACTACCTCATAATGGGTCCTGGCCTATTAGATAAGTCACAATCTCAAGCAAAAGCACAAGAATTAATTTCAATTGCAAATGCAAGAAAAGATTGTATTGCTGTAATTTCTCCACATAGAGAAGATGTGGTAGATAGAACTAATACAGAAGATCAAACCAATGAAGTAATTGAATTTTTCAGTCCATTGTCATCATCATCTTACACTGTGTTTGATACTGGATACAAGTATACCTATGATAGATTTAACAACAAGTTCAGATACATCCCATGTAATGCTGATATTGCTGGATTGATGGTAAGAACAAGTCTTAATTCTTATCCTTGGTATTCTCCAGCTGGACAACAAAGAGGAATTTTAAATAATGCTATTAAACTAGCTTATAATCCAAGCAAAGATCAAAGAGACAGGTTGTATCCAATAAGAATAAATTCAATTATAAATCAACCTGGAATTGGAATTCTCTTATTTGGTGATAAAACTGCTCTTGGATATGCATCAGCTTTTGATAGAATCAATGTTCGTAGATTGTTCTTAACTGTTGAACAGGCACTTGAAAGAACCGCTCAAGCTCAATTGTTTGAATTGAACGACCCTCTAACTCGTGCAAACTTTGTAAATATTGTTGAACCATACTTGCGCGATGTTCAAGCAAAGCGTGGATTGTTTGACTTTAGGGTTATTTGCGATGAAACAAATAACACTCCTGAAGTAATTGATAACAATGAATTTAGAGCTGACATTTTCTTGAAGCCAACAAAATCAATTAATTATGTTACTCTTACTTTCGTCGCTACCAGAACTGGAATTAGCTTCGAAGAAGTTACAGGTAGAGTATAATTAACTTTTTAATTACCTTAGGAGGAACTAAAAATGTCACAATTAAGAACTATCAGCCAATTTAAAGAAAGACTAGCTGGTGGGGGCGCTCGCCCCAATCTATTCGAAGTAAGTATTCCTAGTTTTCCTGCTCCAATCTCTAATATTTGGGGATCTGGAGCAGGAGCAGAATCTGAAACTTTTAGCTTTTTATGTAAGTCTGCTGCTTTACCTGCATCAAATGTTAACCCAATTGATGTTCCATTTAGAGGTCGTATTTTAAAAGTTGCAGGAGACAGGACATTCGATCCATGGACTGTAACAGTAATAAATGATGAGAACTTTAAGTTAAGAACAGCATTTGAGAAGTGGATGAACCACATCAACAAACTAGAGAATGCAACTGGTGCCACCAATCCAGAATCATACATGACAGATGCCTATGTCTATCAATTAGGTAGAGGTAAAACCAAAGAATCAAAGAGTAATTATGGAACTGCAAGTGGTGAATCTTTAACTCCATTAAGATCTTACAAGTTCTGGAGTATATTCCCAACTAATGTCAGTCAAATCGATTTATCATATGATACAAGTGATGACATTGAAACTTATACCGTAGAATTCCAGATTCTTTACTGGACTGCTGGTGAAGGTAATGTTTCTGACCAAGCAGGCGCATCTAATGTGATCAAGTAATTGACACTAAATATAAGATAAAGTAAAAAAATAAATTATGGCAAGA